ATTGGTTTTTGACACTGATGGAGTTGCAAGTTCTACAGCCACAGTCAATTTAAATGTCTTTCACGTTGAAAGAATTCGAGATTTTATGTTTGATACCCTTCGGGTGCCAACTCTTGGCGATGATTATGTTTGTATCGCAAGAACCAAGGCTCTTCGAGGAATCAAAGACGATAGTACTTGGGAAGAATGGCATAAATATACGGACCCTGCTGTTAAGTTTAATGGCGAAGTAGGTCGTCTTGAAGGAATTAGATTTATTGAAACCAATCATAGTTCAGCGCTTAGTTCAAGTCTTGGCTCTGGTGGAATCCTAGGTGAGGCCGTCTTCTTCGGTGAAGATGCAGTTTCTATGGCCGTAGCTACAGATCCAGAGCTTCGGGCAAGTATTCCTGGAGATTTTGGCCGTCAAAAAGCCCTTGCTTGGTACGGAGTTCTTGAATTTGGAATAATCTGGGATACAGCCAATGCTGGAGAAGCCAGAATCGTTCACTTGACAAGCCAGTAATAGAAATAGGGGGAAGCGTAGAATGTACACTGAAGAAATCACAAGCATGGGACTTGTCCAAGTCGGAACTGGAGCAACGGATGATCTTTCAGCCGCAGCTGTTCATACTTATTCTTACGCGGTGAAGGAACAAGTCTGTGTACGAAGACTTTGTGTACTCGTTACTACTGCAGCAGTTTCTGGTGGAACGGACGCAATAATTGAATTCAACGCTAGACCAACTTTTGGTTCCGCTGCCAGTGAAGTTGCCTTAGGAACAGTTACAATTCCTGATGGTACAGCAGCCGGACAAATAATTTTTAAAGATATTAGCCCAACCGATTTATTCCCTGGTGGCGAATTAAGTTTTGAAATAACCACTGCAGCCGGGACATCTGGAAATGCACTTTACGGAGTGATTGGAAACCTAGACCCAGAAGCTGCAGCTAACCAGTCTCAAATGACTGCGAGTGCTTAAAAAGAGTTTTAAATATTCCTTGGGGGAGGGTGTTGTTGGAAAGGGTTCTGCTGAACGTAGAGCCCTTTTCTTTTAAAAACTGAACCAGGAGAAAGATTCACATGGGAAAATCACAAACATTCGACCTAACTACCCATCACAGAGATATGAAAACAGGCCTAATAAGCCATACTAATGCATATCGGCTCGTCGCAAGTAAAATTTTTGGCGACATCTACGAACGACCCATTGGTTCAGGACTATGCTATTTTGCTGATGGAACCAAAGCACCTACAAGTGCGGAAATTCAAAAACTCAGTGACGAGGCAGCAAAAAAGACCCCAAGAAAACTTACTATGGCAGACTTAGACGAAATTCGTAAAGGTGCCAGAGAAGATGCGAAAGAAGAAATTGAAGATACACTTCGGGCAAAACTAGAACTAGAATGGCAAGGACGAATTAATGATGTCGTTGCAGCAAGACTCAGTGAAGTTCTACCAAAATTGAACATCACGGGTGAAAATGCTGAAAAAGTCACAGAAGCAGTTCTACCAAATGTTTCAATTAGCGAACCAACAGGTTCAAATGAAATCACAGAAATCGAACCCGTAACAAGTTCAAGTGATATTAAAGTGGATACAGTTGGAATTCCCGAAAACAGTGTTTCAAAACCTTTTAAACCTGCGGTACAAGATGACCCAGCACCAGTAGCTTAAGGAGAAAAGTATGGGCAGAAAACCTACCCAAAATACGATACGCGCATACGGAGTTCAAGGGAAACCCGCAGTTGTTTCACCAGCAAGTGGAAAAACCCTCGTAATTCATACAGCGAGTATTGAAAATCGCTCAGGTGCAAGTATTGATGCAGGAATTCTTAGGCGTTATGGCGTAGGTGGAGGCCAATACGTCGTAGGAAAGTCTGTTGATTTAGATGATCCAGATGTAACAGACGTAACAACAACGATTCAAGCAGGAACCGAAGTTACTTTCTTCGAAGCAATTGATGACGGAGTTCTAATTCAAGGTCGAAGTCCCTTTGGGCTAGTCGGTTTTAATATAGCAACTTCAATGGTTGGTGGAACAATCGTTTTTGAATACTTTAATGGGACAATTTTTACGGCACTACCTACTCCAGAAATTACTCCAGATTACACCGGGGCCACAGATACAAGTCAGCTTTTGGTTTTTATTCCTCCAGTTGACTGGGAAATCGGTGTTCCAAGTGGTGTTGGTGGATCAACAGACGCTCATGGCCTTTATGCTTTGCGAATTCGGGCTAGCGTCGCACCAGGAACCCCAGCGGGTTTCGATGATGTTTGGGTAAGTGAATTTTTGGCTTTCAAAGAAGCCTTAGCAGATAATGGAGTTCTCTCCCTAGATTATCCAGATGACAGTGGTTTGATGCTTGAAGCCCAGGAAGGGCTTATGCCTTTCTTCGCTACGGCAAATGACAAAAATACAATGACTGTTATTTTTGGCGTAAACGGGTAAGCCACGCCCCTTGCGCTCGCATGGAGGCACTGAATGGCCAATTTTGATACCTTTGCAGATCTAAAATCCTACGTACTTGGCAAGTGTGGCGAACCATCAGATGGAAGCTCTGACTATGACAGTGATTCTGAACTTTTCATGAATCTCATGTACTTTAATATTTTAAATGGGGGCAGTGAATATGACATTGAACTCTCGACGCCGTGGATCTGGGCCAAAGCTCGTAATCCCGGTATACTCACATTTGAGCCTCCCTATGAAACCGGGACCGTTGCTCTTACAAATGGTTCGACAAGCGGTACCTTTAGTACTGCGCCCACAGGTCTTGGAAGCTTTACTGACAGCCATCAGCTTAAATTGGACGATGAAGGAGCATTCTACATCTTTGCAAGTCACGTTGCTGATGCCACAGCTTTTACACTCGATGGTCCCATCGTTAGCGACACAAATGCAGCAGCCTCTTTTAGAGCTTACAAAACGGACTATACTCTCCTCGATGATGTCATTCGACTTATCAGCCCGATGCGAGTCTATAGAAGATCCTTCGTACAGCCAAGTGAAGTTGCCCTTATCGAAAGAAATGCCTTTGATAGAGACTTTCCAAAGCCAAACGGATTCATAAAAGCAGTACCAACACATGCGACCCTGGTTCATGAAATAGACGGACAAATGGTAATTCGATTTAATTCCTGGATGGACGAACAAATTAGAATCGAATATGATTATATTCCATTTCCAACAGTACTCACGGCAAGTCCAGATACAACGCCACTGCTTCCAAGAGAAGACCGCGTCGCTCTAGCTTATGCTGCAATTCATCAAATCCTTGAAGACAAAAATGACAACAAAGCAGACAAATATTTCGGTCTTACACAAAACAAACTCCGAGCAATGCTCTTGGCAAATCAAAAACAAATGCGACACACCAATTTAAGTGGTGCAATGATCACTCCCCGAGAAGACCAGCAAAGGCGTCATAGGCGAATTTTTGCTGCTGGTGACTACTTCACAGATTAGGGGGAATTGTGGGATACACTGGACAACAAATTTCACTTCCGCTTGGAAATCACGGGCTAATTACTGATCGCGCAGATAGTGATCTTCCCCCAGGTGCCCTAGTCCTAGCTGAAAACGTACAATTTGATGGCTCTAAAGTTCTCAAAAGCCCAGGAAGCCTAAAATACACAAACACAGCGCTAGACGGTGCAGTAGTAGGACTTTTTGATTGGTTTCCAGATGCAGTTACCCAGCGAATGATCGCAGTAACTAGGGCTGGAAGCATTTATCGGGACACTGGTGATGGCAATTTTACCTCACAAATCGCGATTAAGACTGGTCTTGCAACACCGAGCAATCAGACCTTCTTTACATCCGGGGGAGCGGAGCTTGCCGCCCGTGACAAAAAACTATTTATCTTCACAGGCGCGAATCAAGTTCAAGTCCTTGCAGCCGATGGGACAAGTGTTGCGGATATTGCTAAGCCCGCCGCAGACTGGAGCACGTTCTTTCCCAAAGCAGGGATTATTCACCAAGGTTTACTTTGGGCTTTTGGCAATGCTAATGCTCCTCATCGTATCATTGCTAGTGATCCCGAAGATCATGAAGACTTTACAAGTGTCAACATACTTACCTTCGAAGTCTTTCCAGGAGATGGGACAGGACTTGAGGCCGCCGTGGTCTACAACGGAAGACTCTTTCTTATTAAAGACGGACAGGGCGCATATATCCTTGATGACACAGACACAAATACTACAAACTGGGGATTCCAAAAACTTAAAAGCTCTTTCGGTGCAGCCAGTCCACATTCAATCATTCAAGTTCTCAACGATGTATTGCTCAAAAATGAAACAGGAAGTATCACCAGTCTGGTCGCAACGGACAAGTTCGGAGATGTGGAATCAGGAGACGTTTTACAGTCCATGAGAAGCGAAGGTTTCATGAGAGAAAATACAACCCGGACAGGAAACCCAGATACTCATGCGGTTTATTATCCAGACAAAAAACAAGGCCTCGTTACATATCGAAGTAACGACTCTGCAGTAAGTGACAGATTACTAATTATTGATTTCAACGAAACAAATGCCAAAATCAGCTGGGAGAAAAAAGATCAAATAACTTCAATGACACTCAGGAAGAACCCAAGTAATAAAGTTGATCGTCCAATTTATGGTGATGAAAACGGAGACATTTTCCTTTACGATAACGACCTGCGATCGGTTGATGGAAACGCATATACGGGTGAAGTTGAAACTCCTTGGCTCGATTTTGGTTTCGTAGATCAGGCCCTAGCAGGAAGACACAAATTGTTCGATGCTTTGGAACTAGTTTTTGAGGTCGAGGGGACCTGGACTGTAGATGTAACCGTAAAAATCGATGGCCAGCAACAACAAGTGCTTACTTACAAACAATATCTAGGTAATGGTCTTGATGCTTTTGTCTTAGATTCCAGTGCTTTAGATAATCTTTTGGTTGATCCCAGAGAGAACCAATACCGAAGACGCAGGTTGCTTGGTTCGGGTAGACGTATTAAACTCAATATAAAGAACAGCGGAAATGGTGAACGATTTACACTACTTAAAACAATATTTAGTTTTCGTGTTGCTGACGAAAAATCGAGGAGAAGGTAAATGCCAGGACTATGGTCAAGGGTCAAAGTTTGGATTTCAGGCGAAGTACTCACCGCAGCGGATCTAAATGCTGAATTCAACAATGTAATAACAAATCAAGTACCTGACCAATTTGATGACTATTCAGTCAATGTAGCCCAGATGCAAATTACCACAGATCCAGGCGAAGTAGGAAGTGAAAGTCTTGCAACCTCCCTAGCTGGAGAACTCGAGCGCCTTCGATTTATGATGGACGAAGTTATTGGCAAGGTCCAATGGTATGAAAGTCCAGCAATTAGTATCGAGTCATTAAATTCAACGGTCAGCGGCCTAGGTCTTACGCCAGATAACAGGGTAGTTTCTGGTCGAACCCGATCAACGAGTAACCAACCACTTTACTTGGTTGCTGATGGTGCTACAGACGAAGCAAGTATCCTAGGTGCCACAACAAACCTAAATTTAACCATCCAGGGAACAGAACG